TGAGCGCCTTGCCAGCCAGGATGCTCGCCGACTTCATGTCGGTGCCCAGGGACACAGACATGTCGGTGACGATCTGGGTCGCCTGGTTGAAGACGTCGTTGCCCTTGCCGACCTCGTTCCTGATGTTCTTGAACGTCAGGAGCAGGTTCTCGCCGGACTGGATCGCCTCGTCGTCGATGCCGACCTTGTTGCTGATGGCCGTGGCCAGGGCGCCGACCTGCTTGGCAGAGATGTTCGCAGCCCCGCCGGTGGACTTGATGACAGCGGTGGTCTGGGCCCCGACCTTCTGGGCCTCCCTGGCCTCAGCGATCGAGTCCTTCAGGACGCTGGTGACCTTGTTGACGGCCTCGAAGGCGACGAAGCCAGCGGCCAGACCCTTGAGCGCGGACTTGGCCCTGGAGACGCCGCTCTCGGCTGCCTTGCCCACGCCGGTGATCTCACGACGGGCCTGGGAAGCGTTGGCCAGGATGCTGATCCGGATCGGCCCCGCCATGAGTTCACCTCCTCCTTGCGGCCATCTCGATGAAGGCCTTTCGTTCCAGTCGGGTCAGTACGTAGTAGGTCTCCGGTGACTGGCCCGTGAGCACGCAGAAGGCCGCTAGAGCGTCAGCCCGACCTCGGGCCGCTCGTCGTCTTTTCCCCCCTCGGTGACCGGGTCTTCCTCGTCCACCTCGTCGTCGACCTGGAAGTAGTCCAAGCACTGCTTCAGGGTCAGCGTCATGCAGGCGTCGTACGCCGCCTTGTCGTCGTCGCCGGACCGCTTGCGGTCGATGAAGACCAGCGCCCGCAGCATCCTGGTGGCGGGCAGGTCGTCCAGCTCGGCGCCGAACTTCTTGGCGACCGCGATCTCCTCGAAGCCGTTGAGGCTCTCGGTCATCTCCTCGATCGTCATGGCTGCTGTGCTCACTTGAGTCCCTTCCTTCTGATCTGTTCGTTGATCTCTGACTCCAGCCGCTGGATCGCGACCGGTTGCATCTCGTCTGATGCCTTCTGCATGAAGCCCGAGCCGGTGATGTTCCTGGCAGGCCACCCGTAGTTGATGGGCCCGGCGTACGGGATCGACGCCCGGCCAGCCGTGACGACCGCCTTGGACTGCGCCCGGTTGCCCCGAATGTCTCCGGCCAGGCGTCCGGACTTCCTCGGGGCGAACCGGGCAGCGACCTCGGCGCCCTCCTTGGCGATCTCGGAGAACGCGTCCTTCAGGTCGTCGACCTCGAGCCCCATGGCCTTGAGGTCCCGGACCACGGCGGTGAGGCCTTGGACGCGGAATCCGGTCTCGGGCATCGGCTCAGGCCCCGGTGTCCCTCACCGGCTTCGCGGTGCACGGCCACACGGCGTCGAACGTCATCTTCGCCGTGGTCGAGGCGTTGGCCTCGCCGCCGATGAAGTCGCCGTCCGGCTCGGTGATGATCGCGTTGCCGGTGAACGTCGGCGCGGTGGCCGAAGCAGCCACGCCGTACGGCGCCAGGACGAAGGCCACCGAGGTGCCCGCGTTGCTGAAGATCTGGTCCCACAGGCTGTCGGCCTGGAGGTCCTGCGCGGCGGTGAACTCCAGGTTGTACTGGCGAGCGCCACCGGAGGCCGCGTCGTCGAACGACACGAAGTCGCTGTCAGCGGCGGCGCTGGTGATCCTGCAGTTGGAGACCTGCGCGGTCCACTCGACGCTGTCGATCGTGATCGTCAGCAGGCGAGTGCCCACGAGGTTCGGGGTGTAGGTCATGACTCATTCCTCTTCTCTCGTGCCCTCGACGATCGCGATGGGCAACGTTCCGTTGTCGAGCACCAGCTGGGCCTGGCTGACCCTGGTGACGACCATCTGTGTGCCCAGCGCCTCCGCCAGCGCGGGCATGGTGTTGTCGACGAACTTCTCGGCATCGGCGAAGTCCTGGGGGAGGACGACAGCGACCTGCCAGGTGACGAGCCCGCCGAACTTGTTGGGGTAGTCGGTGTGGTCGAACCTGACCATCGCTTCCCCGGCCGTGGTGGTCTGCACGAAGTTGGGGCTGCAGCGGATGCCGTCGACCGACGACGCGGCGTCGGCCAGGTCCTGCCTGGTCTCTTGGCGCGTCATCCGAGGATCTTCTTTCGGTACGGAGCCTCGAGCCGGCGCACTTCGCGGTCGAGCCCGCCGATCCTGGTCGAGACCCCGCCGAACTCGGCCACCTGGGTCTGGACGCCCAGCGGGAGACCCCGGTTCGCGAGGTTGGCTGCCACGCGTCGGCACAGCGCCTCGGAGAGGTCGGCCGGGTAGTCGTCCACCGGGTTGTCCGGGTCGGTCAGGTCCTGGGGGATCTGGCAGCGGCGGGCCTGGCTCGCGGTCTCGGCAGCGAGAGCGGCGGACACCTTGTCCCGATCAGGGGTGAGTCCGCTCGCGGCCGACAGATAGCCCATGACGGCCGTGACGTCCGGCGCTCCACTCATGTCAGCCTCCTCTCGCTGCCTGGGTTCCCAGGTCGGCCCGGAGCACAGCAGCGGGCGGACCGACCTGGGAGCTCTTCACTTGGCGGTGACGCTCTCGTCGCCGCAGACGTACTCACCGGGGATGTCGAGCACGTGTCCCCGGCCGGTCGACACGACCGTGCCGTTGGGACGGCGTACGAACGACCCCGACGGGACGTCCCACACCGAGCCGACCTTGCGCACGTCAGCCTTCGGCTCGGCCTTCTTCGCCGGAGCCTTCTCGGCCGGCTTCTCATCGAGCATCGCGCGTGCGCTCGTGTCCTTCTCGGTCTTCTTCCTCGCAGCCATCTCAGACCTCACGGAGTGCTGTCGTAGGTGACCTTGCGGAGCCCGGTCACGTCGTAGACGATCCCGGCGAAGTAGCCCCACACCGCCATCTGCCAGCCCTCGACGGTCTCCTGGAGACGGTCGAGGCGGGACAGACCCGAGTTCCACACGTGGACGGCAGCCTGGTCGGCCACGTAGGACTTCTGGCCGGTGCCGGACGCACCGAGCGCAGCGGCGGGGTACATGTTGTAGCCGCCGATGTCCATCGAGGACCACTTGCTGGCAGCCTGGCCGTCGGCGTTGCGCGGGTTGAGGATCGGGTAGAGCTTCTTGCCCGTCCCGACCATGGTCACCGCGTCGCTGGAGTCGATGACCGGGACGAGCTCCTGGGCAGCGGCGAGCAGCGAGTACAGCTCGACGTGGCCGAAGGCCCGCTGGAAGCGGAAGCCGTCCGCGAGGAACTGCAGGCCGACCAGGCCAGCCTCGACAGCCGCGCCGGCGGTGGCACCGTCCGCGCCAGCCGTGATCGACGCGCCCAGCTCGGTGACCGAGGCCGCAGCGATCAGCGCCGCCGTCTTGGTCTCGAGCGCGATCCGGAAGGACCGGTCGAACTCGGCCCACACCAGACCGGACACGACCGGGTTGCCGCCCTGGTCGGCGACCTCACGGGTGATGAACGCCCGTCCGGAGACCGCAGCCGGGGTGACCGTGGCGCCCGAGGCGGTCACCAGGTCCTTCTCGTCCTGGGCGGTGTCCTCGGTGTGGTCCGCGATCCCGATGTCGGTGTTGTCGCGGTCGAGCTTGCTCCAGAAGAACGGCGTGACCGAGTCGACGCCACCCTTGTGGAAGTAGTCGTACAGCGGCGACGCCGGGACCGGAGCCTGGCCGAGGAACATGTCCGGGCGGTAGACGCTCGGGTTGACCGCCGCCGTGTCGGAGGTCGTGGTGTGCTGGTCGCTGAACTGCGGGCCGAAGTGCTCGGCGGTGAACTTCTTCAGCCGATCGAGCGCGGCGCCGTCGCCGTCCTTGCCAGCCGCCAGAAGGTCCTGGGCGAAGTCGAAGCCGGACGGTGCGCCCTCCGAACCGGCGAACCGGTAGATCGGCTCCTCGGTGACCTGGAACTGCGCGCTGCCCGGACCGACCGGGATCTTGATGTCCTTCAGCGCAGCGAGCTCCTCGCTGAGCTTCTGGACCTGCGACATCAGGGTGTCGCCGGCCTCCTGGGAGAACGAGACAGGCGCCTCGTTCTGCTCCTTCTCGTTCTCATCCATCGTGTTCTCCTCCTTGTGCGCGGCAGACGCCGCGACGCTTCGCACCTGCGCGTCACCGAAGGCGGGGATCGGAGTCCCGCTCACCTCCAGGACCGTGGCGGACAGACAGTTGAAGACGCCCTCGTCGTCTTCCTCGAACCGGGCGTTGCTCGACAGCCCGATGGACAGGCCGTCGTAGACCTGGTCCTCGGTGAGCACCAGGACCCCGTCGCCGCGCGCACCGCGCGCGATCTTGGCCGTCATCTCCAGGCCCTCGTCGGTCTCCTCGAAGGTGACGTTGCCGACGGCCTGCGACCAGTCGTGGTCGGTCAGGTACTTGACGCGGCTCCAGTCCAGCGTGCCCTTGCTGAACCGGTAGCGGCCGAAGCCGTTGTTGCCGACCTGGCCGAACGGCACAGCCAGACCCTTGATGGTCCGGGACTCGGCGTTGACCTGGAACGTGACCGACGACTGCCGGTCGAAGGTGAGCTTCTCAGGCATTGGCAGGGACCTCCTGGGGTGCGGGCTGGACTGGCCGGGGAGGCGGCGGACCGAGGAGGCCGCGCGACTCGCGGGCCTCCTCCGGCTTCAGCACTCCGGCGTCGATCAGCGCGGCGTCGGTCTGGGCTCGGGTCAGGTCGTCGGCGCGCAGGAACGTGGCGGTGTCGAAGGCGACCGTGTAGCCCCTGGGTGTGATGTCGTTCATGCCCAGCCGGGTCTCGATCGCGGTCAGGTAGGGGCCGAGCACGAAGTCGAGGAAGTCGCGCCGGCGGTCCTGCTGGTTCTGGTAGGTCCGGCTCGTGGTGGAGACGCCAAGGTCCTCGGGGTCGATG